TCTCCTTTTGAGTGTACTTTAAGCTCTGGCATGAGCATGAACGTACTTGTTATAAAAAATTCTTAGTAGATTCGGGGCAAGCCTTTTATATGACATGCCCCATAGTTCTACAAAACTATTAAACCTTATTTATTCGGTTTAGTTATTAGCACTAGCGGTTCCAACAGCTACACCACTAACGTCAACAGCTTGACCACTAACTTGCCAAGAAGTTCCATCAGACATAATTCTGATATATACTTGTCCAGGACCAGCATCAGAGTTAACTGTTAATTGGTCATGCGATGAACCATTAAATACAACTGCAGATTGAGCGTCTACTTCTGCATCTGATACAAAACCAATAAAATATTCATGGTCATCACTTGTGTCTACTGCATCAAAATCAACATCTCCAGTAGAAACTGTTTTTACAGCTATATCCCAATAAACTCCAGCATTGCCTTTTGCTAAAGGTAATGCAATAGAACATGCTGCAGGTGCATTTATTAATAAACATGCTCCTGAGTCATCTGCAGTTAATGTGTAAGCTCCAGCTATATCAATAACTCGAATATTATCTTCACCATAACTATTACTATTTACGTTTAGTTTATCACTTCTCATCTTATAATGCCTCCTCAAAGTTAAACAACGCATGTGTTTCTGGTAAAGTTACTTCAAGACCTGCTTCTGTTAGAATCATATCTTTACGTAAATCTTCATCAGCTTGTTGTACATTTGTTGTTATTGAAGTATCTCTATTGATACCATTACCAACTAAAGGTCTATAAGAAACATTATCAAGGTCAGCCATTAGCATAAATTCGCCAGACATTCCTCTAAATAAAGGTTCTTTTACAAGTGATAAGTCACCATGAACAGTTTCAACTTTCATAACTTTATGTCCAAAAACTCCTTGAGAAGCATTAAAGTTATATCTGTTGCTTCCATTCATTGAGTCACCTATAAACCCTGCTCCATCACCTAATTTATTAAATAATGAAATTACAGGAAGTGAACATAAAGCTAATTTGCTTGAGCTTCCACCTCTTGCAGGGTCAAAAACAACTTCTAAATCACGAAGAAGAACATCGTAAGTTAAACTTCCAGCTGCAACTGTTTTAAGATAAGCTTGGCCTTCAGTATACGTTAACTGATTAGAATCTACTATTGTTTGACTTTGGCCATTTGCCATAATATGACCTGCAAGACCATCAGTGTATTGAACACCGCTTGCTGTAGCACGTTGACCAAAAAGCATAGCTCTTTCAATGTCAATTTTATGTTCTCTTAATTTAAGATTCCATATTCTTTGCCATTCATCAGCATATCCTCTGTAAACAGTAGCTCTAGCTGTGTTAGACATTTCACAAGCTGTTTTAAAGATTTGGGTGTATCCATAATCATTATCTAGCTTTTGTGAAAACACATCTGGAGCGCCAGTACCTTCGCCAAATGCTGTACCAATTACTGTAGCTTTTGCACTAGCTCCTGGGTCAGCATCTGTACCTGGATTTGTTAACCATTTAATGTCAATTGATGTGTCAGAATTAATAGCCTCTATTCTTGCATTAGCATGGTTTGGTCCACCATCATCACCAGCACCAGTGTTTGATTCAACTGATATAACCATTCCTTTAATAAGCCATGGTTGTGCAGCTGATAATGTTGCTGTAACTGTAGCACCAGCAGAAACTGCTGCTAAGTCTGTTGAAATAACAAAACTTCTATCAGTCATTGCTATTTTTGTTCTATCTTCTAAAAACCTAAACTGTGAATCAGTTGTAGGTACTTTTGCTACTTTTGACAAGTATACAAAAAATGGTGACTCTTCTGGGGCTAACTCAGCAATTCTATCACTAAAGTCATACAGTCTTCTTGTGCTTAAATTTGCACTGTCTACTGTATTGCCGCCAGGAGTACCAAATTTTACTTGACCTGTTTCATAACTAGCCATTTTTTTTCTCCTAAGTTATATTATAATTTACAATACATTAGTACGACTACCAGCTTTTAAAATACCATCCCACATAGCATCTTCGTCAGACTTAGGAGTTTGAGGAGCTTGTCCTTGTAGTACACCGCCTTGAGCAGGTGTTCCTTGTGTTTGACGTACACTATCAAGTGGTCTTTCTATTTGCTGGCCTTGTTCAGAGTTAGCTACATCTCTCCACATTTTAATAGCGCCATCAACACCATACTCAGCAGGATTTTGTGCTGCAAAATTCATAAAAGAGTCTACTTCTTCTGGGCTTAAGCCTCTTTGTTGTAGTTCGGTCTTTAACTGCATTTCGCCTTGATTTCTTTGTAATCCTTGAATTTGTTGGTTAACAGCTCCATTTATAGAGTCCTGTAGTTCTTGTTGTCTGAACTTGTACGATTTAGACTGTGGGTCATTATAGGCTTCCCATGGGTCAAATTCATCTTTAGCTAATTCAATACGTTCAGGTTGTGCTGGTTGACCTTGTCCTTGTACCATGCCAGTAATAGCTTGGGTTATATCTGGACGAGATTCCAATAATTGTCCTATTTTTTCATATTGCTTTAGTTTAGAGTTTTCCGCTGCGAGTTTGTCCTTTTCACTTTGGAAGTACTTTGCTTGTTCTTCCCAGTTTCCAGAAGTCTCCTGCGTATTAACACCTTCGTCTTGCCCTACATTATCAACGGTTTCACCTTCTAGATGTCCGTTTTCATATGCGTCACTCATTTGTTATCCTTCCTGCAATGTCTCGTCACCTTGTTGAGTTTGACTACCATTTACACGTAATCTCTCGGATTCAAGTTTCACTGCGTCTTTTAACCTACCTGTTGCCAATTTGTTAGCGGCACGAGATTCATACTTCTGCTCGGCCAGTTGGCTTTTAAATTTCTCAACTTCAGTACGTTTTCTAGCTGCAACACTTTCTCTATCTGCAGTTTGTAAGTCGCCTGAAAGCTTTTTAAGTTGTTCTTGCGCCTGTGCAAGCATACCCTGTAATTTACTAACTTCGTCAGTTCTTTGCAATACTCCTTCTTTGTCAAAAATTTCAGTCTTTTTAAGTGCTTCTACTCTATCTATTAAGCCTGCTTGATAAGCTTCCATATATAATTGGAACTCACCATACTTATTAGATGGTAATGTAGAACCTCCAAGTATACGCACATCAAATTGACCTACTGTAATATCATTTTCAATTGACATTAACTCGTTAGTTTTATCATCGTATAAACGAGCATTTACTGTGAACTCGCTTATGTCATTGTTAGGTTGTACTATTCTAAACGTCTTTTTAAATCTATAGTGTTGTCTAGCCATATTATATATAACTTGACCTAATCTTTTCATTGACCCCTCAATATCTCTCAGCTTAGACTTTGAACGTCTTTGTCCAACATTCTCCATCATCATAGTAGCTGAGTATGTTCTAGGTGCTGCATCTGTACTACCTTGCATCATTTCAAATATACCAATATTTAAATCAATATAACCTTCAATCATTTTAGGTAATGTTAAAATACTACCTGATAATGGTTGTGGTGAAGGAAAATGAGGTTCCCCAAAAGATGGGTCATATTCGATAGTAGCATTAGGATTCGCCCAATCTCGTTCTAGTTCTTCAATATCACTAACACTACCTTGGGGAACTAAAAGCTTCAAACCTGCTGAAGCCTGTGCGTGTGATGTAATGAGGGAAACCGTCTTGTTGAGGAACCTTTGAAATGCTTTATTCTTTCTCACATCACTCATTGGGTATGGTGTGTTGGTCCATATATTTGGTACTGGTATAACAGGATATATATCTGTATCACATATCATTTCATACAATACTATTTGACCAACAGTACATGTTAATTTAATTCTTGTTTGTGTTACTTCAACAAAATCAATAAGTCCAGACTTTATAGCTGCAGCAAAGTCTCTATCTTCTGCCATTGCAGCAAACTGTTCTTGAGTCATTATTCTTTCATCGCCAGTTCTAGCATCAACAACTCTATAATAAGGTACTCTTACCTTTTTGTAATGTTCAAGTAATCTATACTTTTCAATATGATAGTCTTTATCTTTTGTGTTATCTGGCGTAAAGCTTTCCATAGTCGTTCTATTAGTTGCATCAGGATAGTCCTCCTCCTTGTTAAATGTTTCTATCTCATCTATTAATAATTTTTCTGAGTCTTCACTTATAGGTTGACTCATTTGTGGATATAAATCTATTAACTGCTGTCTTGTTAATATAGTTGATACTATAATACCTGAAGCATCATCAAAATATTTATGTCTAGAGTTGGGGTCTACATAAACTCTAAAAGGGTCTACGTAAGTAAACTTAACTTCACCTCTACCAAAATCAGCATCTCTATCTAGATATGCATAAAAATAGCCAAGACCAGTAACAGCGTAGTCATGAACAACTTGCTTAAATACTTCGTTACCATCTGATTTATCCCATACATATTCTAGTATAGTCTTCCATACGTTTGCTATTTTATTATCAGAGTCTTCTCTGCCTACTGCACTAAACTTAGGTTGTTTAGATGTAACAATTGCTTTAAACTGTTCTATTGCAGCATACAACCTATCCATAGGCATAGATGACTGATTACGTGAATCTAGTTCATCAAGCTCTGATTGTGAAAAATGATTACCTAAATAAAAGTCAATATCTTCTCTAGCGGCTACATCCCAGTCTTGTCTGGCATCTCTCCATCTATCAAACAACTCATTTATTTCTTTTACTCTTAAATCTTCTTGTATCATAGTATATAATATAGTATTATTTCCTAGCTCCAGTCAACCAATTATATGCTTTACGTGGTTTTGCCCAAACGCCAGATTTATTTTTACTTTTCTTTTTACGTTTAGGTTGACCTTTAGCAAACTGTGTAGCAAGCCAAAACGCATCAATAGTATCATCATGACTTCCTTTTGGAAAATCAAGTAACTCACCTATAAATTCATGCATTTCTTTTTTAATATGTACAGCGCCTGCTTTAAACATTGGCTGAAGCCCTTCAAATAATCTATCCTTTTTCTTTTGATTGTAATTCTTAATACCTTTTTCTATGCCTGGTAAAAACATTCCCTCTGCTTTACTACGCTTCATAACATAGTCTCTTAACATTTCTTGGTATGCAATTGTTTCTATGTTTATTCTTCGTATCGGCTGGTATCGTTTTGCAATTTCAAATATCTTGTCTGCACAGTCCATCGGTAAAACTCGTTCCCTCCAATATTCAATAACATAGTAATCATAGCTATCAGTAACGCCAATAACCATAATAACACTATAGTCGTTCCTAACACCAACTGTTGAGGCAGGGTCAACACCAATGTATATATTAACGTACTCTTGTCTCCCGTCATCCATCTTAATATACCAAGAATCATACTCTTGGTCATACCTAGCATAGCCTTTATATTGTGCATTATTTATATCTTCCTCACTAAATATTTGGTCTTCAGGCGATTTAGCCTGATTCATGTACTCTTGGTAAAACTTTGCAGGTGTGCCTGAATCTATATAAAACTGCTTACGTTCTTCTAATTTTTTAATAGGCCATCTAGAAGGCCATATAGGGCTACCATCTTCTATAGCTTTTCTAGTAAACACCTCCCAGGCAAACTCTTCACCTGTTTTTTGACATTCTTGATGTTTAGTCACTAGTCCATTTAAAAAACTATCATAATGTACAATAGTTCCATTACACCATAAAAATCCTTTTTTATCAAAATCAATAGCTGGATATACTGCAGCTGTAACCCATTCTTTAATTTGACGTCTAGAGTCAGGCGTTTTAGTATTTAACTCTGATTCAAAGTCATCTAACACAATTCCAGTATATCTTGTAGAGTTTTGTTTTTTACCCCTTAATCTTTGCGATGCACCTTTACCAATCATTCTACAACCATTTTTAAGTGTAAACTCTGTTTTGGTCCACTTATCACCTTCAAGGTCTCCAAAGTAGTAATGTATAGCTGGATTGCTATAAATATGATTTTGAATCCATGAAATGTTATCTACAGCCTGGTCTTGTGCTTCACCTACCCATGCTATAAATTGAGGTTCATCTTTGCTTGCAAACAAAAACTTATGCATAATAGCAGTAGCAGCCATAGTAGACTTTGCATGGTCTCTAGGTAAGACAAGTGCTAATTGCTGTTTTTGTGGGTTTAAAAATAATTTACCAACTTCTCTGTGAAAGTCTGGTGTTGCTGATGCTAAAAAGTCTTGTGGGCTAAATAGTTTGCCAAATGTAATTAAATCATTGTATGCTAAATGAAGAGCTTCTTCATTTTTACTAACATTACCATTAAGATTTAAATTGGCCATTAAGGTTGATAAGGATTGTTTCTTGCTGCCGCTAATAAAAATGCAGCTAAATTTTTGTCCATCCCTTTATATTCTGGCCTTTCATTCATAGAACGAACAGCTCTAGCACGAAGACCAGCGTCTAAGCTGCCAAACTGCTCATCATCAAGAAATCTATCCCCAAGAACAGAAATCATTTTTACTGTGCTATCTGGGTTTAAAACTCTAAATAATCTTTCTAAATCTCTATTCATAGATATAGTTGCAACTTCAGCTATTTTAGCTTTAGGGTCTGCATTTTCTATTAATTTATCTATTTCTGAATGTGCGCCTTTTAACTCACTAGGAGATACACCGTATGCAGTATAGTTATATAAAGCTTCTAATAAACTACGCTCACGATAAGGTTGAGACTTAAACTCTTCGTAATTATATCCTGCCTGTTTTTGTTTCATATTAAAAATCCTTTATAAGCTCAAAATGAGGAAAATCATCAAAATTATTATCATCTACCTCAAAGTTTTTATTCCAATCGCCTCCCCAACGAATATTTATTTCCATAGATTGAGCAATGCCCAAGACAAATCCAGCAAAAAGGTGGAAACGCTCTCTATCATCCCAATCAATAGGATAGGGAACAACATCAACAGCCCTGCTAGGATTAGAGTTGTGACGACCATTAGGAAATTTAACTTTTGTTCTTTTTTCCTTAAAAGCTTTATCTTGGTCTTCTTTGTTTCTATGACCGCAAATAACCGAACAATCAACGTATTTAATAACTTCATTAAACAAATCCTGTAAATCTTCATGACATGTTGCTAAATTTTTTCTTGACCTACTTCCAAATCTTGGCATTATCCCTCCTTACCACAATCACATTTAAATTTTCTAGGCATTTTCTGTAATGTTTCTAATAACTGAACCCTTCCTTCAAGCTCTTTTGTTTTTTTATCTAATTCATTATCTTCAAATACATACTTCATAATTTTATCTAAACTAAAATGTTTAGCTACAGCGTTTATTATTAATTTAGATACTATCATTCAAGGTCCATTAATATTTCTTCTAATCTATCAAATCTATTATCTAGTTGCGTTTCTATCTTTGCAACGCTAACTTTTAAGTTAACAATACTTTTTTCGTTAGTTTCTACTTTCTTAACAGTTTTTACCTGTTCAGTCTTAATATTTTCAACTTTATTAGAGTTTACACCGTAAGAAACTGCCGCTCCAATAATAACTGATGCTATTGTAAGGATAGACCCTACAGAAATCTTTTTATCTATCACGACATACCTTTCATTTTGCTTCTTACTGCTTTACCATATTTAGCTTTTACTTTACCAGAACGAGTTGCTTTACGTTTTTTTCTATTTTCACTAGCTTTTTGTGAAGCAGTTAATTTCTGTCTAACAGATTTAGGTAAGTACCTACCTCTATCTTTTTTAGGTTTACGTCTATCAGAAGCATTAATGTAATCCCACTCTTGGTCTGTCCAGTTTTTTAAAGACTTTTGAGACTTTTTTAACATTTTTATTTATAGCCTCCGCCTTTTTTCTTATACTCACGTGCAAGCATTTGTGCTTTACGAGCCGACCAAACACCTCTAGGCCCACCTTTACTACCTGCTTTTATTTTATTAAACAAGTTTTTACGCATTGTAGGCTTAGTATAGTTGCCTGCT